GCTTGCCATCTAATGCGGCATACTCAGTAGTCATGAATTCATAATCTTCTGGGCTCATCTCATCTTGATATTTAGGCAAGTTTCTCCACGCTAAGTGCTGGGAATCTTCATCTACTTCAGCAAATGAAAATGTCTTATCGTTCTCTAATCTAGCTGGTTGTTGATTTCTCTGGTACATATTGTTACTCCTGTATTATTTGATTAAGTTGTGAAGATTCTCATCTCCTGCATCACGGCAGTGAATTCTCATCAACGAGTGGTATAAGACAACAACATGTCGGTCGAATAAATAAAGATAGTTAATCTGCCGACATGGGGGGGTCATACCACTCGTGGTGAGTCCACACCCTAAGTTCCTCTCCCGTAGTAAATTATGTAATTTTTCTATAAGCGAAAATAGCACACTTAGTCCCTGGGATCTTTGTTGCTATTCTATGCGACAAGCTGTAGTTGACGTAGTCAACGGAGGCTTGGAGCTATATAAAAAGATATCTCTTAAGAAGGGAAGCGCTACAGACCCTATTCCAACAACATCAAGGTTGACCTGAGAGTTAACTTTTGTAGTTGAAAAGTTATCTGTGGAGTTAACTTTTGTTAATTAGTTTACTTGCTAGGGGATGTTATGATATACTTCCCCTGTTGAGTGTACTTTTCAGGGAGAACAATGCAGACACCGTATACTGCAGGCTGGGCAAAGATACCTTTAGATAATTTATTAGTAGTTAATGAGCTGATTGGCTCGTCTTCTATTTTTAGTGTGTATTGCTGTATGTTTAGGAAATTGCCTTTGAATGGAGATAATATTTGTAATATAACGCAAGCAGAGATATGTGAGACGTTGGACATTAAAAAGAGCTATGCGTCACGTTCTGTTAAAAGGCTGATAGATTTAGAGGTGATAGCTAAACATTCAAGTAAACACTATATGCTGAATCCTCAGTATACGATTCGTAATGTTAATGATGACTATTTTAGTTTAATGAATAAGTTCCAAGAGTTGCTCAAGGAGGGCGAACATGCAGACAGCTGATAAGCAGCACTTTATTATTGTAGGTTACGAGCTGGGGGCGGGGCTGTCGGAGGGTAACTTGCATGAGACTGTAGATATTGTATGTGATTGTCTTCATCCTGATAACACGGTTGATGATGCAATTGAGGAGCGAATGACTAAGAAAGATATTAAAGAGCTCATAGATCAACAATTTATAAAACGAAGAGATAATTGCTATATTGCCAACCCTTTGCTACTATACTGTGTCGATGATGATTATTTTTTAGATGAGAAGCGTTACGCTGCGCAGATTAAAGCAGCTAAACTATATTACGGGATAAAAAGATAATGGAGCTAGTTAAAAAAGAAAGTGCAGGCGTACTGACAAAAGAACAACTACAGGGCAGCATGCCTAAGAAGTTTCGTCACAATGTAACAGATGAGATGATTAGTTTTATTAATAGTACGGAAGGCGATGAGTTTAGAGATGTTTACAAAGAAAACTTAATTGGCTTTGCTGGTGTTATTGAAAGTGGGCGTTATAAGATGGCAGATTACATTAACGCTGTTAAGTTTGTTAGTTATAAGTTAATCGGGGACTCTAACACGATAGCCTACGCTAAAACGTTTCCTGACCGCTATCAGCGATTAGTAGATAAGAATACGCCTATGAAAACGATTGCATCGTTTTCTACGGCTTATAACAAGGGAGACCTTGTGCATAAGATTTTAGAAAGAACTTTGGTGCCCGTTCATATTCTTAATATGGATGTACATCAAGAGGCGATTAACACTCAAGCCGAGCTCATGCGTAATGCTAAAAGTGAGACTGTGCGTCAGAAAGCAGCTGAGTGTTTAATCACGCAACTCAAAGCGCCTGAAGCCGCAAAGATAGAAGTTGATGTTAATTATAGCAATTCATCTATCGATGATCTTCGAGAGACTACTAGAGCGTTAGCGCAGCAACAACTGAAGATGATACAAAGTGGTGCAGTTACAGCTGAGCATGTTGCACATAGTGACATTATTGCTAGGAAACAGGATACTGTCGAAACTGAATATGAGGAGATTTCTAATGAGAATTCTTAATATACTATTACTAGCGCTGTTAGCTACATCTTGTAGTCAAAGCAATCCTTTTATTTCTAAATCCGAAGACCCATTACTAATTCCTCCAAATATTTTATGTGAACCTAATGAGCAAATATTAATCTGTGACTCTGATAAATTATTAGCATGTCAAGGATTTATACTAGAAAACAGACCAATCGATATAGAGGAGATAGAAATATGAGAAAATATGGAATAAAAAAACATACGCCTGTCAAAGCTAAAAAATGTGTACACTTTTTTAAGTGTATGTGGGAAGATGACTGTGAAGAGCTAGCAAAGGCTGAGCTTGCTGAGTTATCGCCTGTAGCTTTAGAAGAGATGGGCAGAGCAAGAGGTATTGAGTTAGATAGACGTAAGAAAAAAGCTACATTAATTAATGAGTTATACGAGGCAATGTGAAATTAGTAAAGAAAACTGTAGAAGAGTGGCTAAATAGCATTAGCTATGACGTAGATCCAAATTATGTACCTAGCGAATTCGCCCTCGAGTTTGTTAGTTTCATAAAGCTTGTGAATGGAGAACGAGGGGAAGAAAACAAAACTCCTGTTATTCATTACAAGATGTTAGACAATATTACAGGCAAAACTCAGAATACAGTCAATATGTGTTCACGAGGATTAGCAAAGACTACAATTCTTTCAGAATATCTAATACTATATTTAGCAGTGTACGGATCTATACCTGGCTTTGGTAACGTAGACTACGGGCTGTACGTATCTGACTCTATAGAAAATGGTGTTAAGAAAATGCGTTACAGGCTAGAAAGACGTTGCATGTACAGTGAGTTTCTAAAAACATATCTACATTCGTTTAGATTTACAGACATACGTTGGTACTTTAAAAACAAACAAGGTAAAGAATTAGTTGTAACAGGACACGGTGCTAAGACAGGAGTTCGTGGAACAGTAGAGTTAAACACGAGACCACAGTTAGCTATGTTAGATGACTTACTCTCAGATGATGACGCTCGTTCGCCCACTATTATTGAGAGCGTAGAAAATACAGTATACTCTGCAATTGACTATGCGTTGCATCCTAAAAAACGTAAAGTAATCTGGTCAGGTACTCCTTTTAATGCCAAAGACCCTTTATACAAAGCAGTAGAGTCAGGTGTATGGCATGTATCGGTATATCCTGTATGTGAAGAGTTTCCTGTTGAGCGTGAACATTTTAAAGGTGCATGGGAAGATCGATTTAATTATGACTACGTAATGGACCAGTATCAAAAGTCTAAAGGTGCAGGTAAGTTAGATAGCTTTAACCAGGAACTAATGCTACGCATTATGTCAGAAGAAGAACGCTTAATACAAGATAGCGATATTACCTGGTACAAGCATGCTAACGTAAAACAAAATATGGGAGCATTTAATTTTTATATTACAACTGACTTTGCAACCAGTGCTAGAGAAAGTGCAGACTACAGCACAATTAACGTATGGGCATATAACAATAACGGAGATTGGCTCTGGGTAGATGGATTTTGTAAACGTGCATTGATGGATGAAACAATGGATGCATTATTTGAGTTAGCTCAAAAATACAGTCCACAAGAAGTAGGTATTGAGGTGACAGGACAGCAGGGGGGTTTTATAGCTTGGATACAAAACGAGCAGATGAATCGTAATATTTATTTTACGCTTGCATCAGGTAAAGGTAGGTCGTCACCAGGTATTAGACCTAATAAAGATAAGATGAGTCGATTCCAGCAATTAGCATTGCCTTTATTTAAAGCAGGTAAGCTGTGGTTTCCTGAAGAATTAAAAGAATCTGATGAATTAGCAGAGATGTTAGCAGAGATCTCTCTTGCTACTTATAAAGGTTTTAAATCTAAACATGATGACCAGCTTGATAACATATCAATGTTAGGAGAGTTTAATGCTTGGAAACCAAGTGAGGTATCTACAGGTCAACAAGATGGATCAATGTTATGGGACGATGAAGAACCAGAGTCTTATGGTAGTAGTTCTTATTTTGTTTAAAGGGTTTACATAAATATTCTATAGTGGTATGATGGGACAAAACCACTTTAGGAA